AAAACAAATTTTAACATCAATGCAGTGAACAGCCAAAGCTCTACCATGTACCATAAAAAAAGACATCTCGAACCACAATTCTCGCAAACAGAAGATAGGAAAGTAAATGATCTAGAAGCCGATCTTGATGCACACTATGAAGGCTTTAGAAATAGTAAAATTGTTGATACTGCAACGATAGAAACACAAAGATACTCAGGTTTTGAAGATATAGTTCTAACCAGGGTGGGCAATAGTTTCTTTATAAATGGAGATTGTCTTATGATAACTAAAGGGTTTGCTGAAGCTGCGAGGCCGAACATACTTAGTTCTCGACATTTAGAGATAGCTACACTGGAAAGTATGGAAGTGGCTTTTTCGTGCATGACTAAAGATACAGCTTCTTCATCTCCTTCTATGATGCTTCATCAACTGGCTTTATTCACTTTAATTAAACTACTCAGAGTTAACGTAGCAGTTGAAGAGAAAGGAGGAGCTTACACACCGGACTTAGTTATCGATGTGGGAGGTGGCAACTTGTTTCATATTGATATATGCTCCTCTGTAACTTGGAAAGATGCTGAGTTAACTAAAAGAGGATTGATACATTACGCATGTGTGAATAAGTACAATCTCATAAGACCATGGAATAAAGATCTAGCTATGCTTCTAGAGTGGTCTAAAGCAGTCGACACAAGAAACACCGAATTTTTCTACAGCAAAGTACTCGTTCAAGCTAGCGGCAGTGAAATGATATACTCTAAGAGGGTCCTAGATTTCCTTATGAAGGATTCATTACTCACTTTTAGAGACAATAGAGACAAGGCAAAAGAAGCGTTAAAAATCTGCACTAAAGAATCGATGAGAAGTATGCGCAAAGCAAGCAGTGAAACAGTTAATAGCTCTGCAATTAGAATTCTTGATGCTATGGAAAATGCATTAGATGGCAAGTATAAACCGATCACTTTTAGCAACATAGGATCTGGTGGTTCTTTAGATGTAACTGAGACTGAAAATTACTTTGAGGAAATAACAGTAGTGAGAGTTCGAGACAAGTTTTATGATGGAGTCGTAGAAGATATGCAAAATATAATTCAAAAAGATGCACAAGATTTCAGCAATTCAAAATGGTTGAGTGAATTTCTTGTGGACATGGAGTTAGACAAATTGTCAGAAACTTATTTGGAAGTCGCATCAAGTAAAATGGGGTTAATTAGAGGCAAAGAAAGAATGAGTCCAGCAGACAAGAAGCGCCAGAAAGTGATAAAGACAAAAGATAGAGATACTAGCCTCAGGAAAATGGTCTCCACTCTTGAACCTATGGCTGCGAGACAGGGAGCTGCAATGGCTATTCTCGACACTCCTATTCTACTGGATCCAGATCACAAAGAAATACTAGACGGTGAGAAACTGAGTAAACTGGCTGACGTTTTGTCTAAATCGCGAGAATATCATGATCTGAGATGGCGCTCTAGAATATCAAAGGCAATATACACAGCAAGAAGACCAGAAACTAAAATAAGAGTAAATCACTGGTTCAATTCAGAAATTTATGCAGAAGTTTATATTAGAGGCCTTATCTTAGCTAGTGACAAGGGTTTAGCTTTTGTTAGTTTCTTTGATAGTGGTGAGCTTGTTCGAACAGAGAAATGGCATTTAACTGAAGTGACTAATTATAATAAAAATGCAAATGTCCTAGTTACATCAGCTTCAGCATATGTCAATAACACTATATCAGAAGAACCCTCTGTAAGCTTAAAGGATTTTGTCTTTCTTACAGGTCTAATCTTATCAGAAAATTCCTGGACCGTTGGTTCATTTCTAAAACCTTTCAGGTATTGGTGCACAGGAGTTTTGTTTGACAGCAACTTAGTAGGAGCTCAGGCCGACAAGGTTATCTCTTCAATCTGCAATGAAAACCGCTCTAAATTTAGTCTGCGTGTCATTAAGAACATGTTAAGAAGATCAATAATGAAAGCTGGGGGTATAGTACCGGGAAAGACACCTCTTTTCAACCTGTCTTTTGCTAACGTAGGATTCGAGTGCTTCTTGATAAATTATACACCATCGGACTTATACGGGAGAAAGAAACATGCAAAGGACTGTCTCACTGATTTAAGAGCAGAAATAATTAAGGCAAATGAAAGTTTCGATCTGGTCAAGACAATTACAAAAGACTTCGAAAGGATAATATCATTAGAAAATTCCACAGTTAATGATTACATACTTCACTTGGGACTTATTGAATCAGTAGCTCAGAGAACTGATTTTAGATTTACGCTTAGCCCTGTAAGTGTATTAATCATTAGTGAGGAGTTAGATAAAATCAATAAAAATCTTTTCCAGGGAACTGTGCCTCATGTGAAAGAGCTTCTTACTACAAAGGCAAGCTGGGATCCTGACGGTATGGAAGGAAAGTCTGCTCTTGAGGCCATGTCAGTACTTATTGATCATTTTGGAACCTCATCAACTTCTCTAATCGGCCTGAAGATATTAGATAGTGCTAACCCTATTGACTTTTACATGAGAATATTTGGGAAAGATCAATTTGCTGAAAATAGAGAAATTAGCATCATGTCCAATGTCTTTAGGATTCTGCAATCGATTACTGAGAGCTTTGCTAAGACCATAGGTAGGGAGACAGGAGTTGACATGTTAGCTAACCCAATGAAAATGAAACACTACTGCAATATGACGGAAGAAGCACTGGCAAGAGAAAATGGCTTACTTCTTACAATGGATCAGACTAAATGGGGTCCTAACTTCAATACAGCACTCTTTGGATGGATGTTTGCTTATTTGACCAGACTGAGTACTGAAGCATTTATACCAATGTTAGTGTGCTTACTCGGAGAATTTAAAGTGTTTGGCTGCCCTCTTGAGTTGATTTACTTGCTAGGAAGTATTGATACAATCTACTCGGGTCCGGGTTGGCTTGGAAGATTCCACATGGGTCAAGGCATTTTCCATTACTGTAGTTCCCTTTATCATTCTATGGTTAACTGCTCTTTAATGGCCTCTATGAAGGATGTGTTTAATGAGTCAAGATTTGCTGGGCTATATGAAATCAATAACAGGCACATAGTTACTAGCGATGATGTGGCAATGGTGATCTTCTTCGTTCCTCTCACAGATGTAGACGCCAAAAATGCACAATTGCTAAACTGGGCTAGGATATACATAGAGAATATGTTCAAATTTTACATGGTTTTCAGTATAAAGCCAAGCTCATATAAAAATATAATTAGTGAAACCATGATAGAATTCAATTCAGTTTACTTAACTAAAAACTGTATAGCATCTAACGATGTGAAGTTCACAAATTCTCTCCTGATAAATCAGACAAGCGGATCATTGTGGCTAGATTTCCAAATGTCCATCAATTCCTATGGAGATTGTATAAACAGTGGTTGCTCAAAAGAAACAAGCAGAATAATCATGAGAATGAATGTTTATTCATGTTTCACAAGGTGGCGCATTAAGTCCAGAGAGTTTTACATAGAGGATTCTTATGAGCTATACGGATTCCCAAAGTTCAGAGCACCGATTGATCCCACTCTCACTTTTGGTGATTGCAGTAGACTACATTTCAAAAAGAGAGACAGACTGAAAGATTCTTACAAAAGTGTTTTACCTCTGGATTTCTTGTTCAGGCCAATAATTTCACAGGTTGCTAATTCGAAAGTTCCAGGTAAATATCGTGCATTGTTTGTACCTTCAATGAAGAAATGGGATAGAATGCTATTTAATCAAAGCAAAAGTGTTTTAACAGACATGGAAGAGCCTTTTACCTTATTAGCTGATGCGCTACTCCCTGAATGCCTAATGCACAGAAAGAATGTTTCCAACTACTACAACACTGATAATGACAGACCCATGGAAGAACAGTGTTATGAAGCAGAGGTACCCAATGAAATGTTCTTTGTGAAAAAGTTTGTAGTCTCATCAGTCAGACCTAATGTATTCTTAGAACTTTTCACTTCGGGGCTGCCTCAAAATGAAAAGGTGAACTGCAATTCTAGTTGTGACGACTTAATTTTACACATGTTAAGAAAACACCGAATTCTCAGCATAGAGCCTACAACTGAAAGCATTAGCGATTATTATTCTGAATGCTTAAGTAGAGTAGAGGCTTATACAGGGGGAAACATACAACAAATTTGCTGTAGAGTAAAAGAGCCCTTTCCTTATTATAGATATGTTCAGATAACTGATCCAGAAATTGACAAGAGGAAGAACAGTTTCATTTTCAGTCTTATGTATAATACTAGTTTTGCCTCATCCAATGGCCTTCTGAAAACCTCTTCTGAGAAATATTTTGGTACTCTTAATAGACGAAAAGAGAGCAGACACTTCATTTTGACAACCATATCTAGTATGGGGAAAAGTATGAGCGGAATAAGCATGTTAGCAAATGTAAGTATAATTCCTGATGTGAGCACATTTATAACTTATGTCAAGGCTAAAATGGAAGAAGAGCCAAAGAGAGAATGTTATATAAAAGTAGTCACAAAGTATGAAATGCATACAGTTACAGATATTAGTCAGGCTGATTTTGTCAACATCATGATGGGAATTGAAGACAATGAGTCTGAGCAGGAAGTTAAAATAAAAGAAACTTCAGTGCAGATCTATTATCATAAGACGCGTTCAAAATTTTGGGTTCTTAGCGCTGATTGGCTTAGAAAGACAATTATGACTAACATATTACTAGACTACCTAATAGATTCTAAATTTGTTGAGAGAATCGGCGTATGGAAAGAACACTCATGCAACCCTTTGAAGTCCCTATTAGACAGCAGGGTATCTCTTCAAACTGCTGACAGAGATTTTTGTAAAAAGTTTTCATCTTATGTGGATAAAATGGACAATGACGTGCCAGTTAAGAGAGATAGCAGAGAAGCTTGGAAAGCACTTGCTCTATTCATGTTAAACAAGCCCAACTCTAGTATTTCAGAAGCAGTTTATAATAGCAGAGATTCTCAGATAACTGTCACATTAAATAAGCCTGATAGCGGCATAGAAGTTAGAAAGCGTGATCTAATAGATATAATAGAGAATATGGATTAACTAGTTTTACTGATACGATTTATAAGCTTAAGTATGTTCTTTGTTATTATTTGATTATTAATTTACAGTTTATTTGTTTTATTATATCATTTGATTTTATTTAAAAGTAAAAATAGTTAGATCGAGTACAGATTAGAATTGCGAAATTATCCATTTTGTTTG